ATCACAAATGTATTCATCCATTAGAAGATACCTTGGCTAGAAGAAACTCAGGTCCTTCTGACACATACACCGAATTAACATCCTCTCCGTCGGGGAGTTGAACGATAGTAACTGGCAGTTCTCTGGCAAGACTACGGGCAAACTCTGTCCCTGGCTGGTCGCCATCAGCAAAGACGAACACTCGTTCAAAGTCTGCCAGCAATCGTGTGTAGTGCTTCTTCCAACTGTTCGCACCTGGTACTCCAACACAAGGAATCCCAATGCAAGAAGACATAGTAAGGGTATCAAGTTCACCTTCGCACACTCCTATAAAATCGCCAGCACGTTCAACATCTAACACGTTATACATCTTGGTCTCTGCTCCAGTAAGACCCATATACTTTGGTTCTACTGCTGGATTAAGAGAACGAAAACGTAAATCAACAACCCCACTTTTAGTAATGTAGGGAATAGAGAGTCGTCCGACAAAGGCTTCGTGCCCTGTCTCAGGTTCTACGACTACGCCTAATCGCGCCAGACGTGCTACCTCCAGAGGAATTCCTCTTTGCTTTAGGTAGGCTTCCGCCTGATAAATGTTTTCCGCGTACTTCTCCGTGGCTTTCCCCAGTAATTCCTTCTGCAAAACGCTTTGCTTCATAGATACTCATACTCTCCTGTCTGCATATAATTTGGATACTGTTACCTTGCACTCCACAAGCGAAACAAATGAAGATGTTTTTGTCAAGGTTTGCACTCCCTGACTGGTGCGTGTCAGAATGGAATGGACACTTAAGGTTGACTTGACCGTGGTTACTACGTAACCTTGCGCCGTAGTGTTCAAGTACTGCCTTGATGGAAGGCAAGTCATTGTCAATTTTTATCACCATACCCTGCTTCCCGTAGTAGCCATACTAAATCTTCACCTCTAAGTAAGGTTACCCAATCACCAACTGACTTCTCACCTTGACCATTCAGTCTTAAGACTACAACCCCAAGGTCACCCTTGTCTCTGTCTTTAAGTTGAGCAATAGCAGCAGCAGGATTAAATCCTGTACGTGCCTTTACCTCCCAGTCAATGCCCACCGTACCAGTAATATCACTACCACTACGTCCAGCACCAGTAGATTCCGCGTAAGGGAATCCATTCTCCGCCAGAAAGTTAGCCCAAACCTTTTGGCTTCGGTACCCTCTGTGCTTTCTGGATTGGCTCGGCACTTAAGACGCACTCTTGTCCTTGTTCAGAATACGCACAGCCCACGCTAAGCCAGCGTTAAGTCCATCAGTCCACTCATCTGTGACTGGAACCTTTGCTGCTTCAATCTTTTCAACTAATGCAGCAATCTCACTCTTAACCTGAAGCAATACAAACGCACGCATCTCTTGTGTTGTGTCGTCTTCTTCTTCTCTAATCATAATCACGCACTCTCTGGTATGTCGTCCATATACATATATTCAGGATTGAATGCTAACCAAACATTAAGGTTTGCATTGGCATCAGCCCTTCCGTATCTATTCTTTACAGGTGCTAAAGCCATAGATGTACCAACCACCCCAAGCGTACAGATAAGAGCAGGTAACTGCGCTACCTTACCTTGGAGTGCGCTTCTAGGTTGACAAGGATTGCCTTGAACAGCCTCAGAAGTATGATGGAGTACAATGATAGCAGCGTTAGTGTCACGAGCAAGGAACTTTAACTCCTTCATAATGGCACGCATTGATGCGAACTCTTCGCCACCATCAGTAGCAATGTCCATTAGATTATCTACGAAGATAGCAACAGGTGGACAACCCCATAGTTCTTCAAAGGCTTGAATCTCTTCATCAATATCTTGTAGTGATGGACTAGATTCAAATGACCAGACAACGTGGGAACCCTTAGCAAGGGTAGCCTTAGTCCAGCCAATATCATTCTGCAACATATACTCAACATCAGTTTGATTCTTACCACTAATCATTGATGCAAGACGCATTGCCATTGTGTGAGCGTTGGTATCTGCAGAAATATACAGAGTAGGAACTCTCATCTTAAGGGCTAAAGCAAGTGCCAAAGTAGACTTTCCCACACCTGGGGTACCAGCAAGCATAGAGACTTCTGCTCTACGAAATATAATCTTATTGTTATCTAATGCTTTGAACACAGAGGGTAATGGTTCTCCACCAATGTCTGCTCTGCCTACACTACGGGTTAAGGTTCTCATATCACTCCTGTCTTAAGTTGGAAGAGGGGTAATTAACTTCCCCTTATAACTACCCCTCCACCAATTCTGTTAGTTAACTGGCTTACACTGGTCTGCGCCTTGTGGTTGTGGACAAGACCAGAACGCATAAGGTTGACCAGTTTTCTTTGACACTCCACTACGGAAAATACGTGCACCGTGTACACAAGTAGGGCTACTGCTTAGCGTACCTGACGCTACCGCTGGCTGGGAGGGAGCGAAGGATGTGGATTGCGGAGTGCTTGGAGTTGAAGATGGTGTCCCCAAAGGGGCTGCGTTATATGCACCAACAACCAATCGTTGTACTGCTGCAATCTGTGATGAGTAATCACCAATACCTTCTAGCAATACGCTGAGTTCATCAGCAGTATTAGCACGAACGTTAATCATATCTCCCGCAGGAGTCTTATAAGAAACCTGTAGTTTCCAATCTTCGTTACTCACTTGCTTCCTCCTTTGCTGGTGGCAAATTGCCTAGCAATTGACGTGCTTCGTTTAGTGTGATTAGTTTCAAGTCGTGAGCGACAATGATGTCCTGACCTGAGATGTTGTAATTGATTGACATTATTTCTCTTTCGTAAATTCGCAGTGCTCTGTGAGTCCACAGAAACTGCAACTGGATAGGTTCGGTAAGAATACACCAGCCTTGCGGGACTTATCAAATCCCGACACCATATACTCAAGCATAGGCAGGTTGTATCTACTTAGGTCAATCATTTCTCCTGTCCCCGCGTCGCGGGACATCCAGTAGTTTCCTAGATTGACTTCTACTCCTAGCGTCTGCTCTATACCGACTTTGTAAAAGCCAAGTTGTAAATCAGATGTAGGTCTACGCGCTGATGTCTTAAGGTCAATGATGACAAGTTGTCCATTCACCTCAAACACGCGGTCAATCACCATCTTTACAGGTACACCTGCAATGACAGGATTGAGTTCTAGTTCAATGGCTCTCGCCCCTTGAGCAGTGGTCCAGATTTTCCACTCAGGATTATTTCTGCGCCACATAATGTACTGCTCTACCCAGATAGGACCTTGGTCATTCCACCAGTTAGCATCTTCTCTACCAGGGTTAGCCTTCGTTGCTCTTCCAGCAACTCGTGCATTAGTTAGGTCAAGACCTTCGGTCTCTTTCTTCCAAGCATCTTTCCATAACTTAACACTAGTCATTGTTCTTATCCCACTCTTCAGTTGCTGCGTGGAATGCACGACCACCAGCAGACCAGACGCTAGGCTCTTCAGGTAGTTGCATCAAGCGACCTAGGTAGTACTGGTACCCGCAGTTAAGATAGGTTGTAAATGCTGAGTACGAAATGTGCTCAGGTAATTTGTAGTCTCCAAGTTGTATCACTGTGTCTCCTGTCAGTTAGTTATCTAAACCCCCCAGAGGACAGGAGATGACTCAATGGGGGGCTTAGATAATTCTATTTAGTTATTATAATATATATATTATATAAGGGGCTTCGCCCCTATATATATTATATATGTTATTATATAATTAATTATACACGAACGACAGGAGAATGCAAATTGGAACCTATTCGGCAAGTCGCAGATGATGGGCGCAAAGAACAGATTGCTGCCTACCACCTATCAAGTATCTACCCTGACTGGAGATACTACTCAACACCAAGGTTTTACTTCTCAGACTTTCACCTGACTAAGGCTTGGGGTGATGGTCGTGAGAACTACATAGGTGACTTAGAAATCAAGTGGTTGAAATCTCAACTATCTGAGGGAGCAGTCTTCCCCTTTGAGAAGTTACAGAAGTTAGTTATTGCCCCACCGTATACCGACGGGGAGGATTGCTTTCATAGAATCTGCTTTAGGTTTTCTGATGCCACAGCCATCATCCCAGTTTCACATCTGGCAGGTGACATCCCAGTTTGGAACGTAAGACAGGACACCCAAGAGCGGGATTTAGTTATCAAACTTGAGCCAGAGCGACTCAACCTTTACCTAATTCCGCTAGTAATCCCTGCATAGATACGACAAAAAGACCCCCCAACCTAGTATTTCTACTAAGCCGAGGGGTCTTCGTGTCTTAAAACAGCCTTATAAGGCTTCTAACAGGGTTACTTTGAACCACGACCAAACTCTGTGGCAGATGGGTCTAGCCACTTAAGTAGTGGACCAGCAAATCCAGCCAGTGCAGCAGCACCTAATGTCTTTAGGTCCGTCTCACCAGCAAGGTAAAGGGCTACAGCAGCAGATGCCGCAGCACGAAACCAAGTAAGTGATAGTTGCTTGAGTTGTTCCATAGTTTTCCTCCTATAGGTTTAGGACTTTGCACCGTGCAATTTGCAACAGGTACAAACTTCAGTTGAATAGGCTTTCTTAGCAGGGGCAGGTATCACCTTGGCTATAGCCTGATTAATAATCTTAGGTTGATTCATCCACCAAAACCACGGAGAAGTGTCGGTAGCCATAGTGGAGTTAATAGAAATATGTAGATGCTTATTATGAGGATTAGACCCAGTGTACCGTCTGTTTCCTTCTCTAGCCTTTTCTTTAGACCATATCTTGCCTTGAAAGATAAGATACTTAACGCGCTTATCTTCTTTAAGTTTTTCAAAAATGTCAACACAATCAATTCCATTCTTAGGGTCGTGAGTTAAGTCAACGGCTAACCCTGTGTTATGGTCTGAGTTAGGACTGGCTTTGATATGAGCAGCACTCGGAAGCAGACCATCTGAGGCTTTCTTGCGAAGTGGTTTCAATGCTGTCGCTTGGCGCAGCACAGCAAGGGCAGCAGGTGTGGCTTTCTTGACTACAGTTTTCATTTAGATTCATCTTCCTTCTTCTTACTCTTTAGTCCATTAGCAGATACGATTCCAGCAAGTGTCCCTGTGAGGAATACAGTAAGTGTGGACACCAAATCTATAAAGGCTGCATCATTAGGTGCTTGCTTCATTGGCTGAGTTACAAACACCAATGCCCATAGCAGGGAAAATACTGAACCAGCAAATACGATTGCCAAGATGATGCCAATGCTGACAATCAATCTAGCGTGTAGTTCTTCAGGTGTATATCTTTCAGGGCGTTTCATCAAATACCTCTGGTAATAAATCGGAGGAACAAGTGCCAGTTACTTCACATTGCGGAGGGTTACACTCAGGCTTTTCCCAGTTTTCAAACTCTTGGCACGGATAACGAACCCAGCCTTGATAACCACAACCACTAAGAGTTATTGCGAGTAATAAGGATACGATAAATTTCTTCAACTTGTCGCTCCAATCGCGCTACTGAATCCTTAACACTTGAACCACCATTAGGCTTGAGTTCATTGAGGTAGTGCTTTACTAGCCAGCGAACGCCAGCAGCGAAGCCTCCTATAATTGTCATTACTGCGACAGCAATTGTTGCGTAGTCTTGTGCTTGCATTATACAGTCCTAATAGTCATCTCAATAACACCACCATAACCAGTAAAGCCTCGGTCAGGTGGAGTTAGGCGGGTAAATGAAATTTGCTCAATGATGCACTGGCGAGATTCGCCTGTGGTTAAATCCTGCCAAGTAACAACGTCGCCATTCTCTTCAATAGATTCTAGTTGTCCGATTCGGTTAAACGCTCTACCTTCATAGCCAACCTGTACGTTGTATCTGTCAGTCTCCACGTCATAGCAATAGACGGGGAATCTCATTACTCGTTGGCGAGGTGTAGCGATAGTCGCTTTCGCCTGATAGCCCTTCATAATAGGACCTAGTGATGGGTCTGTTCCATCACGATACATAATAAACTTATACCCAACATACTCTTGTGCAGACTGTGGTTGGTTAGTTGACACTTCAACTGGTGGAACAGATGCGTCATAAGAGATGTGGTCATACTCAAGACCATCTGCATCAACAGTTTCTAATGTCATAGAACCGTAGGTAAAATCACCACGAGCAAGAAGACGCTTAAAGTTCTTAGGTTCTAATGTCTGGAATCTAATGTATCCAGTTTGTAGATAACCACTAACCATCAACTCTGTTTCATCTTCTGCATATGTTGAGCCAGGAGTATTAGCAATAGCAGTTGCAGATGTAACCGCTGTTGAAGCAACGTTACTTGCAGTTTTTGCGTAAGAAAATGTTGTAGTAGTAGCAGTAGTGATTGTATATGTACTAGTGCTTGAGTTAAAAGTTGCGTCAACTCCTTGCACCCATACAGAATCTCCAGCAACAAGTCCGTGGGCTGTGGCTGTAGTAAGAGTTGCTACGTTAGATGTAAGTTGCTTATTGGTAATAGTTCCACCTACAGTATTACCAGTAGTGGCAAACCATAGTTGGTCAGTGCCATTTGCAAATGCACAGGCAGTTGTTTGATGCCCTGTAATTCCACCGTAGTAAAGGTCATTAGCATAAGCAAAGCGCAGTGGTTCTATCTCAGCACTTAAGTCAATACGAATCACGCCTGGTTCATTATCTACACCTGCAGCACACCAGACGTAGTGGTCACGTGATGCAAAGTCATAGACTGGTTGATTAGTCAATACAATAAGTGGACCGTAGTTAAGGCTGCCGTCATCTCCTACAGCAGCAACACGAATACCCTTGTTGGTTCCGATAACCATATAACCTAGATAGTAGTGAATCTTGTGCACTACTTCACCGACTGGGAATTCGGCTGCGGTAATAGCAGATGTTAGTGTCGGCATTACACCAGCAGTTGACAATGTAAACTTAATAATGGTTGACTGAATGCCATTGTATCCAGCAACATAGATAGCAGCACCAGATGCTGCAACAGATGTGTATACGTGTGTGCTAGATGGGTGGGTATATACAGCAGTAGGCATAGCCGACGCTGATGGTGCAAACTCATATACCTTGTTGTCGGCACATAGAACAATACGTTCCTTGACATACTCCATTGTTGCGTTAGAGATTGTCCCAATCTCATCAAACATTTTAGTATCTGCTGTAGCAGATGTACCAGTCAAAGCCTTCTTGTAAACAGTCTTCTTTGTAGCAGTATTAGTAATCCAGTATGCGTCAATTCCATCATCACAGATACCAAAAACAGGAGTGTCTGTACCAGAGATGTAGTCAATAAAGTGAGTTACAGTTCCATCATCTGCAATCTTGTCAACATCATAATCATCCTTAAGTAGAACACCATTGGTATTATTCCACTTGATAGAACGTAGTGTTTGATTACTTCGTCCGTTGCTGCCGATAGCACCAGTTGTAACGTGTTCGGCATTAACATTATTAAGAAGGGTTACCTGTCCTAAGTCCCAAACATTTACACCCTTAGCATCTGAAAAACGATAGTGGTCAGGTGAGTTAGATGTAGTTGTGGCAGGGTCATAGAATGTAATACCGTCTCCGTAATGGAATGAAGACTGGCTACGAATCCACCAACCAGTAAGTGATTGCTCACCTGGTTCAGTCTGGTTGTCAAACTGTTCTTTCTTAAAGGGTGCAGTCTGGCGGATGTATGGTCGTCCGTCGTTAATTGCATAGATGAAAGGCATACCACCAATAGCGGTATCGTATGCAATATCTGTGTTCTGCCAGATAGCGGTTGTGGCTACTACGCCAACATCAACAGCAATCGCTCGTGTGGAACGACCTTCGGTAATATCACGACCAGCCACTTAGACTCCTACCCTTGTTGTTTTTGTTGTGCCTCTTGTTGTAAACGATTCTGTTCTTGCATCTGTACCATTGTCCAATACATTGAGTAGTAATCAACATCAAGCGAGAATCGCTTTATGTGTCTTACTAGTGCTCCAGTATGTGCGTGCAACGGGATACCAGCAGCCTTCATCTTGCGGAAGAAGATAATGTCTTCTCCTACAAAATGGTCATCATCATTAGTTGCTGCAGTTTCCATAAACATAGACTGATTAGGATGTGTTGCTCTCATCTTCTCAATGACAGACTTGTGCATTAAGACAAGACCAAATCCAGCAGAGTCACATTGGACTACCTGATTATGTGGCAGTGGGTGAAGGTACTGAATCTGAAACTCAGACACATCATTGAATAGAACAGGATATGGCTTCATCAAAGTACCTTCATTCTCCTTAGAGATGAAGTACACTCCGCTTACAACAGGTCGCAAATGTTTATCTGCTGTCTGCCATAGTTTCTGCATTACGTCAAGAGTCAGAACAATGTCTGAATCTACCCACAGTAACCAGTCAGTCTTAAGGTTATCTGCCCAGTAGTCCAATAGGACTTGGCGTTGTCTGCCAATCTGATTACCTTGAACTCGGATTGATGTGCTAATAGGCATCTTGTTTGCACCACCAGCAATCACAGCGGTCATAAGACCTTCTGTAAACTTGCCGTCTACCAATCCGTTATCGCACCATCCGATTGCTACTGCTTCTTTTGGTCCTACCATTTGTCCCCTGCTTTCCTTATGATATAAGAGTGTTAATCTCTTCCTCGGTCAGTCCTAATTTAGCGTAGATAGCCAATTTCGCCGATAGGCGTGTGGCTTCTTCGGCTGCCTTTTGTGTTTCTGTAGCAAGACGAGCAGCCTCGGCATCAGCAATTGCTTGCACTTCTGCTTCTAATTCAGCCTTTCGTTCTTCAATTGCAGCAATTTCTTCTGGAGTATAATCTCTAAAAGTTGTCTCTCCAGTTAAAACATTATAGATTTCTTCTTTATACATAATTATGCTCCGTAAATATAGACATTGCCAGCATCAAAAGATGCACCGCTACTACATATGACTGAAAAAGAACTGATTGCTGTTGTGACATTGCAAGTTCCAATACCCCAATAAGTCATTGTTCCATATGTTGAATTTCCTGGTCCACCACCAAGAAATTGAATTGGCTTTAATCCAGTAGATTTTCCTGCTTGAAGATTTAAGTATCCATATGAAGAATCTGTAGCGGAACCATTCCTTGCAAATACAATATCTCCACCAGCCTCGGTAGTAAAAGGATTACTCCAGTACAAAGTACTTCCAGAACCTGCTTCAACTTTTACTCTAGTGTAATTTGAACTAGAACTACCATTGAACCGAGCAGAAAATTCATCTTGAATTGAGTTAGCACTTAAATTGCTAAAACGAATATAATAGTTATCATATCCATCTAATCCAGTCCAAGTTTTAGATGTTGAAGTTCCAACTGTTGTATTTCCAGAATTAAGTAAGGTTAAATTTAAACTTACGCTGCCCCAGGATGGAACTGAACCATTAGTAGTTAAATACTTTCCAGAGTTACCAGTTTGGGCTGGGATTTGTGCAGAAGGATAGTCTTTAATAGCCACTATGCAATCTCGCTTCCAAATGCAGAGAACACTACGTTTGCTGAATCTGATGCAATCTTAATCTTATCTCCAGCATTTAATGTAATACCCAATGTGTATGCTTCAGTTCCATTTGCTGCCAGCGTTCCATCAAAAACAATAAAGTTTTTTGCGGCGGCTGTTTCTCCAGATAGAACGACAGATACACGGCAACTTGTTGCTGATGTTGTTAAATTAGTCGCAGTAATAGTTGACACTACTGTTTGAGTTGATGAAGGGACTGTGTACAAATCAACTAATGCGCCAGCATATGTGCTTACTGTCGTTGACAAGTTTTCAGTTCCAGACCAAACATTTGTAAGTCTTGTATTGAATGGAGCAGTTAGTGTAGTGTTACCAAGTGCAGTTGTTGTTGGAGTTGGGAATGTGCTTGAACTTGAAGATAGCGTTGAAAACCAAATACCATCAATACTAAAATAACGGTTGTTTGGTATATTTGCCCAGATATTTACTGTAGCATATGCTGCAGTAGATGGAGAAGCAGCAGAGGAACTTACTTTATACCAAGTATTTGCTGTTAAAGTACCAGTACTTGTACTACTTGCCGATATGTAAGTACCATCTGATGTGTACCATTTAACAGAATAAGTACCATCACTTGTAGTACTGGTACCAGGATTGACATATCCTCCGAAGTAATATGTTGTGCTTGCGGATACAGGCATTACTCCATTTGCTGTTAATCCTGCAGCGTGAAGGTTGCCTCCTCCATTAAAAGAAAGTCCAGTATTTGTTGTTGCTGCACTTGTTGTAAATCCAATTTGTGCCGTACTGCCAGAATTATTATAACCTGCCAAAGAGTTAGTACCTTGCCAAGATTTATTTGCACCAGAACCGTATACACTAACTCCATCATAATATATATTAGTATTAGATTCTGGCATTGCTCGCCAGGCTGTTGTATATCCAGTTGAATTTAATTGAGTTAGTGCATTTGCAGTATTATTATTTGAAGTCAAACTTGTAATATTAAGAAGTGGGTCAGGTACTAAATTTGCTACAGCGCTTGTTGCTGCTGCTGTTGCTGCTACTTGCCCTAATACTTTATAAGTTGTTGCCATTTTACTATGCTCCCATC